TTCAACACCTGTGAGTGTTCCTTGTGCAGTTTCCATTTCAACTTTGGCTGCCTGTATTGCATCAACTAATACTGCTAAACTTTGCCCAGCTGAGTTGTTAAATGCTTGTGCTTGTTGTGTGCCAATTGTGGTTTGTATGCTATTGCTCAACGCAGGAAGATCTTTGAACTGCATTGATGTTACATCTTCCAACATCTTTTGCATTCTGTCTACCATGTCTTGTGCGGCTAACACAACCTGTGCTTGTTGCACTTCGTTTTCTGTAAGGTATGTACCGTCTTTTCTACGTAAAGTCATTCCTTCATTGCGTAATTTGTTTAGTATTGCACCAGCAACTCTGTCACCGGCTTTTTTGCTACCGTATCTTTTGGCGGCATCTTTGCTTATTTTTGAAAAGTTTTTACCCTTTTTACCAATGTCTTTTCCAGCACGAGCTTTCTTAGCACTGTAATCGTGTTTGTCTTCTTCCATGCCTAGTTTGATTTTTCCATCTTGAACATCTTTTTGAAATTGCATAGCAGTTGCTTGATCATCAGTAGATCCAATTACTTTGCCATCGGCTTTGATTTGCATTGCGCCAGTTTGAGGCTCTAGTGTAACGTCTGCTTCACGTAGTCTAGCACTCAAACCTCTTTCCATAACTATAAGTTTCATATAGGTAGTGTCTTGCTCGCTTTGTACAATCGATTTGTTTGCACGGTGCTCATATATCAATCCACGAACTTTTGTTAACATATCACTAGCTGCCTTTGGCTTTAAAGCAGAAAAATCAATACTATTTCCAAAATAGCTCTCTAGAACCTTTTTAGACTGTTTAGTCTGAGGTACATTTAAATCAAATAACTTCATTGTCAAATCCTTTTTGTTGACAGTATTTAGCTACATTTATACTTTTAGTTAATTGTTTTTGTATTAAATTGTATTCGTACTTTGCACTGCTAAGGCGATGTAAAACCACTTCTTTACGAAACTCATTAGTTTTTGGACTTGTAATTACATGCCTATAATGCATCATTTCGTTTTGCCTGCCAATTAATTTGTTTTCTAGTTCAACTAGATTTTTTGCATCAAGAGTCATTTTGTTTTTGTCTAAAATGCAATAACTCAATGCAATTCTACAACTACTACATTCAAGCATTTTATAATTGTTCTTGTAAATTACATATTGAGACTGACTTTTTCTAATAATTTCATAATTAGCAAATGCTTTGATACTATCGCCGTGACGGAAAATAGCATTGGGGTTGCTATTCAGTAGTTCATCTGCAATTTTGTTTAATAATCGAGAGGCTTTTTCTGTTACCCGACTACGTAAGTGATTACTAACCATCCAACTGTTCCTAAAAGAGCTGCAATAATTCCTGTTCCCCAGCCTATCAACTGGTCAGTCCTGCGTTGAGCCATTTTCTCAACCATAGTATGGACTTCATTAATCATCATTTCTAAACGATCAACCTTCTTGTCAAGGTTTTCTATGCAGGTTGCCATAGACTTATATCGCTCTGCACATAAATCAACATGTGCTTCCAAACTCTTTTTTTCGATTGGTGTAGTATCTACCATCGTGGTCTCTCTTAATCAGTATTAAGTATATTTATTTTATTTGTATGATATATGGTCCTTACAAATCATCCAATAATGTAAACATTATATTTTGATTTTCGCCTTTAGCGAGCAGATAAGGCATTAAAAATCCTTCCGCATATGTTTCGTTCAGTCCTGTAATCATTGGCACACCATTAACTTCTTCTTTTAGCAAGCCAAGTTGATCTTCACCATCATCGTAAATGCCTGTGTGTTCAATACCAAAGCTGAATTGCCAAACTTTTTTATCTTGACGTGTCATAATTGTGGGATTTGTAATATCAATTGCTTGTGTTTTTAAACTTACTACTTGTAGTATAGTTTCCCAGTTGCGTTGTTGGTTGCGACTAAAGTTCCAATCGTCCATGGTTTTGATTTTGTGTCCAACTGCGTTTACTGTATCAGGTTGGAGTTTTCTATAACTTTTTGTACCAGTTGGAGTACAATCAAAGTAGGTTACAACATCAATTATTTGCATTACGCAAGCTCCAGTATACCTGTAGTTTATCAAGCATGTCTTTGAGAGCAGGATCAAAAGGTGATTCTGCTACGATGTCTTGTATATGATCTGTAATTGGATGATCTTTTTCTTTTTTCATAACAAGTTCACGTTCAGTGCTATTTGCACGTCGTCGATAAACTGTGTTGCCTCTGTCAGGGCTTTCATATATCCATTCTGTCTTTTGCATGCAAATATTTAGTCATAAAAAAACCCTAGTTAATAAAAACTAGGGTTTTAATGAATTTTAATAAAAAATTAAAATTATGCTAATTTAAAGTTTCCTGATGTTACATCTGAACCTGTGCAGTTAATGCTGTTTGAACCAGCTGCTGTTAAAGTTCTAACTGCTGCTTGTAGTGTTGATGTTGTGTAAGCACCTGTTGGATAAATTCCTAGAGAAATCTGTCCACTTGTGTCATCTTCTACTTGGTAGATGTATACACCTGCGCCACCGTTCTGGATCTTCTCAATGATTGCTTCTACAGCTAATCCTGTTCCAACTTCAGACTGTAAGTCTTGAGCTGAGTCTGATCCGTTTTCTACGATTAACTTGAAGAAGTCTAATTTTGGTCCAGTAAAGTTAACTGGTGCTGATGCTGCTAATGCACCTGAAAGTGATCCGTTAGCTACGTCAATATGGAATACCTGTTGTGCATTACCATGTGTTCTTGTAAATGATGCCATTTTAATCTCCTATATCTAATGGTGGTTCCGATTGTTCGGTTCCTACTTTTATTTAGCATATTTTTGAGATTTTTGACTGTAGATCTAGCGTCTTGTAAAGGTTTTTGTACGGCGTAAAAATTCGTAGAACTCGTTTTGCAAACCTGATTTACGCATCTGTAACATAAGTCTATCACGTATTACGTTTTTATCTCTTGGAACTATTCTATTCCAGTTGGCAATTTGCCTACGCATCTGTATAAGTGGAGCTGGTAGAAAGTCAACCATGTTGCGTTGTAGCATCAACATCATGTAACTGTAATCACTGTTCTGATAGTCACGTTTTGCAATGTTACGCAGATTACGTTTTAAACGTAATTCAGGAATAGTTATGACTACATCCTGTGCAATTCTATCCTTGAACTTGTTTGGTTTCATTATCATTGCAATTACATTGTAGAGATCTGGTTGCGAAGTTCTAAACCCTGGCCAGTTTTGCAACTTCATTATTTCTTCTGCTACTCTAGCGGCATAGGCCGGATCACTGTTTGCTAATATTTGCAATGCCAATAGTTGTTCAAAAAGTTGTTCTCCTAGTTGGCTTTGCTTGAGTCCATTGAGTTGTCTTGGTGTTCTGTATGCACGACTTTCACTAAGCCAATCAAAAGGTTTCTTTTCTTTGCTTTCTGATAATCCTTTTACTCTAGCAATGGCATTCCATCTTTGGCTAACTGTATCTACCCATTCCCATTTGTCGCCTGTGAATGCACTTACACCTTTAACAAATATATCCCATTCGCCTCTGTGTACTTCGTCATCATCTAGATGTCGTGCTATTTTGTATTCTAATCCATTGTGCGTCATCAAATATGCACCTGGCTCTTTAGGATGCTTTTTAGTTGCTCCTTCGCTGACAGTAGTTTTCATAATTACTTCTGGCATTTTCATATGTGAAATATTACTACCAAATGGTACAATACTTTTTTCGTACCTACGTGCTAGATCTATTTTTTCTTCTTCATCATCAGTACGATAAAACTGGTTAGCAATTGCCATGTCTGCAACTACTGTGCCTGCAGGAGGGTCAATAAATGTAGGGCGATATAGATTTACTTTTTTTAGATCTTTGTTGGTTAAACTATAAAATGTACTTTCCCACTTGTCTGGATGAAGTGCATAACGACCATTGCGTTGAGGAACATAGTCAACTAATTCGTCATCACCATCATGAAACTTTCCTAGTTTTGCTAAATGAACAACTTTGCCTTCGGTTGGTTTTTTCAAATAGTATTCTAGTCTTCCTCTTTCTGTGCTTACATCAACTTCTTCTCTGATTGTGCTACGTGGCATTTCATAACGTGTGCCAATTCTGAAGGGAGAATCTTCTACTGCAAACACTCTATTTGGTGTGCTAAAGTCTGATTTACGCATTATAGTTTTTGCAATCAAATCCAATTCGTCATTGTCCTTGTCTAAAACTAATGCAAAAGGCACATTGATATTGGTTTGTAAGTCACGCATTACTGCTTCACTGTCAGGACCCATCTGTGCAATAGGTTTACCATAGCGTTTGCGTTCTTGTTTAAACAGTCTGGTGAGTTCAGCAGGTACTATTGGTTTTTCGTTACGTTCACTGTTTACTCTATCCATAAAATGTTTTGTAAACTCCACGTCGATACCTACATCAGCAAATATTCTATCTGCAAATGTTTCTAGTTGTTTTATATCGACTGCGGTAACCGCCATTACTTGCCTTGTCCTCTATATCTCTTAAATGATCTTCTTTTGTGCTTATTCATTTTACACAGAGATGCTTTCCTGCCTATGCTTGTTTTTGCTTTTGTTGATTCGTGTGTTGAACTTGTTGCATACATTTTTGCCATTAAGTCGCTCCTGGGTTGTTTGCCGCAAAATTAACTCTTGAAAACTTGTCTCTATCAACTAATTTTATACCAGCTCCGACATAACCTTCGTGTCCAGGTACTCCTTTGATGTCTGCTTTGATATCAGCATCTTGATTGTCAAGTGCTTTGATCAATTGATCTTTGAGCAATGCAATATTCACAAATGCACTAAACAACGCACTTACTGCTCCTTTGTTTTCATTCATCCATTCAATTATTCTTGGTGCTTGAGTTGGCATTTTTTGTGTAACCCAAGGACCAAAATCATTTACCATGTTTTTAAAACCACCTTGACGTACCTTGAAGTTTATGTATTGCTTCATTAACTTTGGAGTACTGGTAATTTTCCTACTTCTTAGCTCTGATGGATTTAGAAATGCATCTATTGCTGGTGCATACTCGTTGTATGTATCTTGTACCTTGATGAACAAGCCTGGGTCAAGATCAATAGCACTTCCTGTGTCTTTCATTGTGCTATCAAGTGCTAGTACGCCTGGTACCTTGTCCAACACTCTTGATGTAACTGGTCGCACAGTACCACCAGGTTTGTCTATTTCTGTGTGTACCGCTAGTCCTACATCGCTTTGACCTATTTGTTTACCAATAGGTGTATCAGCACTAACTTTGTAGGTAACTTGATTTGGAGTAAACACATAAGAACCATCTGTAACTGGGGGTGTTGCACTGAACAATAGGTCTGCTTGTACAAAACCTCTAAAGTGTTCAGGTACAGATCTGCTCAACAACGGAAATAGCTTTTGGTATATACCAATTAGATCAGTATAGTCGCCTTTTCTGTTGCTGAATACTCTGGCCATGTCTTTTGCACTAGTGGCCATACCGTTGTAGCCTTTTGCGTTGAAACCGCCTTTGTCTGTGAGTATAAATTGACCCTTGTCGTCACGGCCAAATATAATTGCTGGCTTACCATCCCATTTGATCGTGTTTACTTTTGCTGGTTCTTCTGCACTGCGTTTTAGACTGTCAATAGCCTGTTTTATACCTTTTGATCCATAATCAAAAACCAAATCTTCTGGATGTTCAATTCTTGCACCTTCTGCCAAGTATGGTTTGTAAGGACTGTTGTTATCAGTTACCACTTGCATGCCTTGATTAATAATCCTATCTCGCAATCTTGCAAGCCAATCAGTGCCGCCTTCAACTACTGATTCAAATTGAAATCCTTCTCTTTCAGCATAGCCTCTAAAGTCTTCTAACTTTTGATCACGTTGTGGATCATTTTTTAGTGCATTGAGTATTGCTTCTACACTAAACAGATCTTTTTCAGTTGCACCTTTGTTGAGTATAAACTTTGCTATCTGTTCAGGTTGATCAGTAACAAATTCATTTGTAGCACGGCTTATCAAACCTGTATTTGGCGACAGTTTGTATCCAGCACCTTTTGCAATTGAATTCATCAGCACGTTGCGAGTTACACCTTTGTACTCACTGGCTGGATCAGCTCTCATTAGAAATTTACTAAAGTCTGGTTTTTGCACAAACATAAAATCAGTTTGTATGTAACCTTGATTTTCTCTACCTGTGATTGGTGCTTTAAAATGCACACTTATTCCACTCTTACGTATCCATTCTTTAGGATCAAATCCATGAGACTCGGCCCATTTGGTTAGCCTTGATTCTAATTCTTGTTTGCTCATGGTTTTAGGATCAACTGCTAGATCTAAATCACCAGACGTTGGTTTTTGTCCAGTGCTACCCAACATGTTGTCCATAAGAGGCAATCCAGTGAGTTGCTCTAACCACTGTACTGTAGGTTTAACATCTGTTTGATTGATGCGTTTTGTTGCTATAGCACCGTCAGCATCCTTGAAGACGTTGCCACCTTCTTTTAATTTCATTATGTTACCGCTTTTAAATAAGCAAGTACCTGTGCTTTAATTGCAGGATTTGCACTAATCTGTTGTACCAAAGCCGCTACTGGATTATCACTTGCAACCTTTTTAAGATCAGGCATTTTTATTCCAGCAGTTTGAAATGCTTGTTGCATTACTGCTCCATCAATTCCTTGACTTTGTAGAAACTGTGCAACTTGCACACTGTCTGTAGGTTTGCCTGCTTTGTTCCATGCTTTCATAAGTTTGTCAGCAGTTACTTTAGTTGTTATGTTGGTACCAACTTGACGTGCTTTTTGTCCTAATGCAGTTACACCTTTACCAATCTGTTGCTTTAGTTTACTAAGTGCACCTGGTGCTTCCATTAGTGTCTGCTTGTAGGCAACTGCAACAAATAGTTTTGTTACCTGTTCTTCTGATAAAATGTTTGATTTGGTACTGTGTCCACTCTGCAACAATGATCTTCGTTTTGCTAGTTGCTCTGGAGATAGGTTCTTGAGTCTTTCTGCTTGAGCAGCGGCTTTTGCATCTAAATTTTCAGCGGCACCAGGTACGTTATCTTTTAGCCATTGTGTAGCCTCTGGCGACATAGCCTGTGTTCCTGGAAATTGTGAGTTGAATTGATCTATTAGTTCTGGGTCTGTAATTGGTATATCACCACGTACGACAATACCTTCGCCTGTGCCGCCTGGTGCAACTAGATCAGCTTTTGCTTGTAGGTCCGCTCTGCCTTGTGCAACTTTATCCCCTACACTACCACTTTGAGCAGTTGCAGTTCTATCAGCACCTGTTCCACCACTTACTTCATCAGGGTCAACAACATCACCACCAGTTGTACCGTCTAAATGACTTTGTAGTTGTTTATTGTATTGATCTATTATATCGTCAGGAATATTGTCTTGATTTGGAAGGTCAATCAACCCATCCATTTGTTCTGGTGTTAAAGGTTGTCCTGGTTGATATGATGCAAGATTCAGTCCATTTTCATCATACATAGGTCCTAGTTGTGCATTGTACTGGTCAATTACATTCTGCGGTATACCGTCTTGATTTGGCAAATCCTGTATCATGTTCATTTCAGCAGTTGATAGTTTACCATCAAAGTCTGCAACAATATCATCTATACTAGTAGCACCTGCTATATCTTGTATGCCTGCAGCTCGCATATCTGCGGCCGTTCCGGCGTCAACATCGGTGATTCCGTCGAGGCTATTTCCTCCACCAGCAAATCCTCCTTGTGTTGATTGTGCTGTATCAGCAGTTGCTCCAACAGCATCTCCGCCACCACGTACCAGATCACCAAGTGTACTAGCACCAGCGGCCAATGCACCAGTTTTACCTGCACTGTATAATGC